GCGATGTCGACGCTAGGAAATTCATTTGCGGCAGCGTTTGCGCCGATCGTTTCGATGGTGATTCCGTGGCTGACGCAACTGATCAATGCGATTGCAAAAGCGATCAGCTATATCGGTCAGTTCTTTGCAATTCTTGGTGGCAATAATACGTTTGTGCGGGCAAAACAGATTCAGGATTCGTATAACAGTTCTTTAAATAAAACTGGATCAGCCGCAAAAAAGGCAGCTGGGGCGTTGGCAAAGTTTGATGATCTGGATGTGCTCCAGAAGCAGGATTCATCCGAAGGCGGAGCATCCGGCACGCAGCCGAAAGATATGTTCGAGGAAGTGCCGGTAGATTCCAAAGTAGTTGACTGGTTAGACGGCATTAAAGAAAAGCTTTCTCCCATTTTGGAATATCTCGAAAAGATGCGTGACGCGTTCGCAGATGGCTTTTTTAAAGCACTTGGGGATCCTACGGACAGGCTCGAAACAATCCGGAAGGGATTGGAACAGATCAAAACAGCCATGATTGACATCTGGACAGATCCGGATGTGCTGGGGGCGGCTGACAGATGGGTGATGTCTCTCGTGGAGATGCTTGGCAGCTTTGCAGGCATGCTCGCGAGTGTAGGCTTAAGTTTGGCAGCCTTTTTTATTGGCGGATTTGGTCAATATCTGGAAAACGATACGGATAAGATAAAGCAGTGGTTAATCCGAATGTTTGATATTGGTACAGAAATCAATCAGCTGCTTGAGAACCTTTTTGTCGGAATCGCTAAAGTATTTGAAGCACTTGCAAGTGAAAACGGTATTCGGATGTCAACCGCTATGTTTGGCAGTTTTTTCAGCGCTATGGGAGGAATGTCTGAGCTGGCGGCAAAGATCGGACGAGACCTGTTGGAGGCCATCGTACAGCCATTTACCGATAACGCAGGGATATTTGAACACGCGTTTGAAGGCCTTTTTGGGAACACAGCGACATACCTCGAAGGGCTTAAACAAGCGCTTGATGACTGCTTTGCGTACATAAATAGAATGTATGATGAGTACGTGAAGCCGTTTGTAGACAGTTTTGCAAACGGTATAAGCAGTATTATTACAAATCTAATGAACGCCTGGAATCAATATATACAGCCTACGATTGACAGGATCGCCGAAAAAATGTCCTCGCTGATGAATGACCATTTTGTACCGCTGGTGGCTGTTTTGTCAAGCGTAATTGGGCATATTACATCCCTTTTACAATCCGCATGGGAAACGATTATTCAGCCCATATTGGACTGGATCATCAATTATGTTGGAATCCTCCTTGTTGAGGTGTTTAACTTGCTTGTGGATATCCTTTTGCAGGGAGTACAACTTATTATTGACGGTTTTACTAACTTTATGATGTTTCTTGACACGTTCGTTCTCCGTCCCTGGGCAGAGGGCTGGGAAAATGCGAAAGAAATCTTTGCGTTTTTCTGGCAAAGCATTAACGAACTAAGCGAATTTTTAAGAAAAGCGCTTGAACATGTGTTTAAGCTTATCAGGAAGCTGATTGATGGGGATTGGAAAGGCGCCTGGGATACTGCAGTTGATATATTTGATAAAGCGAAGAAGACAATTGAAGACAAATTAAATGCGTTAAGAGACTTCGTTGCAGGTATATTTAACTCAATAAAGGAAAAGTTAAGCGAGCTTTGGGATTCCATCGGCGGATTTAGTGGAATCGGAAACGCAATCAGCGGGATGCTCGGCGGAGGCAGCAAAGGTGGTGGAAGTGCCTCTACAATGGCAATGTCTATGGATGACGCGTCTGCTACTTTAAATAGTATTCCGGCACTTGCGTCCGGTTCTGTGATTCGAGGCGGCAATCCTTTCCTGGCAGTTCTGGGAGATCAACCATCTGGGCAGACCAACGTAGAAACGCCGCTGTCCACGATCGAACAGGCATTGGAAAATGTGATGAACCGAGGCGGTTATGGCGGACTGAACCCTACGATATCTTTAAACGTGGATGGTCAGGAGTTCGCGAGGCTGACGCTGCAGGATATTTTGCAGGAAGCATCCCGGCAGGGATACAACGTAGAAGTATTGGGGGTGGTCTGATATGAAATTTACACAGGGCATCATTGTGGACGGGACATACTTTGATCTGCCAATGGTGTCCCTGAAAAGAAGCGCAGACTTTCTCGATAAGTATGCAGAGAGGACAGAAGATGGTGTGCTCCACCGGGAGCTGATCGGAGTGTATTACAACTTCACGCTTACCGTCGGGGCAAGCACGGCTTTCGGGGAAACCACAGACTATGACGCATTCTGGGATAAGATGACGGAGCCAGCTGAATTTCATGATTTTGAGCTGCCGTCAGGAAACGGTACATACCGTTTTACCGGGTATATTTCATCTGTATCCGATGAATACTCCAAAATTTTGACGGGAGATTCGCAGTTTAAAGGTTTTACCTGTAAGATGACAGCACAGGCGCCGGCAAGGAGTTAAGTATGAGGAAAACGCAGTTCAGGGCGGTTTATGAGTTAAAGGATGTAACCGCGATTGGGGACAGTATTCCATCCACGATGGATAATATGGATTTTGCGAACGAATCATTCTTGAAGCAAAATGCAGAGTTTCCGAATTACGGAACGCTGGAAAAAGATTTCTTTTATCTTGATGGAAGCATGCCGGAGCTGCCGGATGAACCAGAGAAGATTGCATTCTGGACAAGCGGTTTATCTGATGAGAATGGGAAGTTCACAGAAAATCCGGTTTTGATCCTTCTTTTTACAAAACAGCATACAAGCCCTGGGCTTACGTTCCACTTTGTCGGGGACTGGCCGCTGCAGATGCAGATCCGCTATTACGATTTCGAAGACAACATGATTGCACTGGAAAGCTATTCCCCGGACTGTGCAGATTATTATGCCCGTGGGCTGGTAGAGGACTATGGGAAAATTGAAATCAACTTTCAAAGAACGCTGCCATATCGCTATGTGAAGTTGTATGGAATTGACTATGGCGTTGTAATTACATGGGATGACAGGGACATCAAGAAAGCAACTCTCGTGGAGGAAACGGATCCGATTTCCAATACCCTGAAAGTGAATAAGCTGACGTTCTGGTTTGTGGATGAACAGAATGAGTTTAATCCATCCAATTCCGGCGGGCTGCATAAGGCGCTGCAAAAGAACCAGCACATCGAACCGTATGAGCTAATCAACGGAGAACCACACTTTCTCGGCAGATATTTTCTAAAAACTCCGGGAAATGATAAAACGACAGCAAAGCTGGAAGCAACGGATTATATCGGGCTTCTGGATGATACCGATTTTCTGGACGGCAGGGTGTACAACGGGGAAAGCGCCGGAGCTATTCTGGCAGATATTTTTTCCGGGACAGGGATTCCGTATGAAGTTGACGAAGAAATTGCGGAAACGAAGTTATACGGACATCTTAAAATCCAAAACAGGAGAAAGGCGCTGCGGGAGGTATTGTTTGCCTGCGGCGCTGCGGCGGAAACTGCACGACTGGAAAAAGTGCGCATTTATAAGCCTGGGCATGTTATACAGTCCTGTATTGGGAAAGACCGCAAGTTTTCAACGACAACTACACAGGATGAATATATTTCTGATGTGAGCATTAAATTTCCAGTGTATTCCGAGGGGGCAGAGGAAAAGGAACTGCTGAAAGAGACGGTTTATCCTGCAGGAGAAAATACCGTGCAATTTTCAGATCCTGTATCAGACATCCGGATCTCGGTCGGAACGATTGTGGAAGCAAAAGCGAATTATCTGACGTTCCGGCTTGAGGAAGCGGCTTCTGTTACTGTGTATGGAAAACAGTATGAGAAACAGGAAATTACGGTAACGTCATCCGTCGGCAAACTGAAAGCAGGAAAAAGCAAAAAGGTAAAATCCTTCACTGGTACACTGTTTAACTACGAACAGGCAAGAAAGATATCCCAGACAATCCTTGATTATTACCAGTTATCGCTGGAATTGTCAGTACGGCATCTGATGCAGGATGAAAGCCCGGGAATGTGGGTGGATGTTGAAAACACACTGGCAGGGCACGGCGGTTATGCTGCAGGGATCGAGAGCATGTCCGTAGACCTCACAGGCGGTTATATATCGACAACAAAATTGCGAGGATACTACAAATATACAGCAGAGTATTACCGTGCAGGAATGGAATTATATGCGGCAGAAGGGAGCGGAATTCTGTGAATAAACCATATTTAGATAGCGTTGTGATTTCCGCAAATCCGTCCAACGCAAGGCAACAAATCACAATCACGTTAGAAGTAAATGATCGGGCAATCGTATTTTCTACCCCTGTTTATTACGCAGGGGAAATTAAGTCCGGAGAACAGATAGGAGTAATGTAATGGCAATTACAAAAGTAAGAATAAAAATTAACAATGTATGGACCAATGCAACTAAAAATGATGCAGGAAAGTGGGTATGCAGCCTTGCAGCACCGGACACCACCAGCTATGGGCTTATCGGTGGTTATTATCCAGTCACGGTAGAAGCGACAAATGATGCTGGGACGGTTGTGACATATGATGCGTCTTCTGAGACAATCGGCACAGCATTGCGTCTGATTGTAAAAGAGCTTGTGAAGCCGATTATTGCACTGGTATCCCCGGCAAACGGATCCTTTGTTATCAATAACAAACAGCCGATCACATTTAAGGTTACAGACGAGGCCGGCGGCAGCGGCATCGATTTAAGTACGCTTACATTCAAGATCGACAATACTACCTGCAAATATGACAGCGCTGGTATGACTAAAACGAATATTGCAAACGGTTATCAGTTTGTATATGCTCCGCAGACAGCGCTTACGGATGGCGAGCATACGGTAACGATCAACGTATCTGACAACGACGGGAATGCAGCGGCTACATATACATTCAAGTTTAAGGTTGATACAGTACCGCCTACCCTGACAATCACTGCGCCTACCAATAACTTGATTACCAACAAGAAAGCACTTACCCTGACTGGTAAGACGAACGATGCGACTTCCAGTCCTGTTATTGTAACGGCAACTCTGAATGGAAAAAGCATTGGTGCAATTACCGTCGGAACAGATGGTGCTTTCACAAAGGCTATCACCGCGACAGAGGGCAGCAATACACTGGTTGTTATCGCAAAGGATTCTGCAGGCAAGGCTACCACGGTAACGGTTACATTCAAGGTCGATACATCTGTGCCTGTTGTGAAGAGTGCGACAATTACACCGAATCCGGTAAATGCAAGCGCAAGTGTTCAGATTGTTCTGGAAATCGAATAAGGCAGGTGGTTGATTATGGCGTCCATTGCCATTTACGCACCAAAAAGTATCGTTTATGTGGCTGGTACGGTAAACGATATCGACACTGTGTTTCACAGAAATCAGGATGATGGGAAATGGTATGGATACGCTGCAGTAGTCGATGGTGGGAAATATCATCTGAAGATAGAGATGTATGATAATGCTGGAAATCATTCAATGTATGAAAATACGCTGTACTGTGATCTTCCGGTATTTATAACGGACAGGACGGGAGATGATCTCGTCCTGCGCACATCGAAAGCATATCTGAATGCGGCGGATCTAAACAGGATTGAAAAGAATGCTCAGCTGATCGGGAAAATGGCGAATCTTTTAGTGAGTGCAAAAACAGACTGGAAGGTTGGAGATTTGCCGCGTTCTTCTGATTGGATCAGAATCTGCCAGAATATAGAAACCATACGGTCTTATGCGCATCGGAGGAAAACACCGGAGACCCCATCAAGACCGATCAATCATTTTGAAAAGGTTAACGATATCGAGCAGATTTTGGCAGATGCGTTCGACATGTACACCAGAAACCAGAAGAATTTGAACTATGCCGGTGAGACATACGCTGGGGAAGGAGGATTTTTTTAATGGCCTTTAAGAAAAAAACATGGATAGACAGAATGGTGGAATTTGCAGGCCGACGTAAGATTACGAATGTATCGACGTCGGCCGCGCAGATTATCGATGTGGAAAGAGCGGAGGGCGCAGTATCGCAGGAAGGAGATGCGTTTTCTGCGGAAAACATGAATGATCTGGAAAAGCGTATTTCGGACGCTTTCGCAGATGTCCCGTCAGGATATAAAATTGCTGACAATGATACGACAAATAACTCGGAATTTCTCGCGACGGCACGAGTGGCGTATGAACATGGTCTGGAGATTGATGCGCTAAGTAGGGATTTGAACCAGCGTTTTCCAGACGGGACGGGACTTCAGTGGGACGGCACTAACTTTTGGGGAACTACAGCCGATGGAATGAAGGTAAAATTAGGGTCTCTCACATATAGAGATTTTACTGTAACCCCCACTGCAAACTCTGGCTCAATGTCGATAGATATATCTGATATACCTAACTACAAGGATTTGATTTTATGGGAAACTCTGTTCCCACGAATGCTTTCAGATCTTGATATGGCAAACTGGAACACTTCCATGTTAAGAACAGGAGTCGGATATGACTGGAATTATGATGCTGATAAAGGAATTCTTTCCATATCATCACGCCATACGGAGTGCGTTTTAATACAATACGGTACTGGATTAAAGCAAAGAACAGTTCGTGTTCATTATATTTAAAAAACGCAATATAAATCACCTGTAATATCTATTGAATATGATTTTGTCCAATAGCTGCCATACGAATAGCTATCAGAAGTAGTTAGATAAAACGAAAGAATACCTGTATCCGCATTGTATTCGATGCTTTTTAATTCTTTTGTACTATTCCATCCCATATTGCTGGAATCCGTTCCCCCAGGTGCGTTGAATCTGGCTCTGACTGTTTTGGGAATTATAAAAAAATTATCTTTTGTAAGCTGTTTATAGTTTGCAATTTTTTTACAATCAAAAGTTCCGTTGCCAGTTAGCGTTCCGAGCAGTTGAGGTTCGCTACCCAATTTTTTTGTTACTGAATCAGCACCAGAAGAGGGCACATAGGTGATGTACACTCCATCCTCTCTGGCATCCATGCCTTTAATTGCACCATTGTCGTTGATGGCATTCAAATCCCTACTTAATACTGAAACTGTAGACAATTCTTATGGAGGAAGGAAAAAATGAATGAATTTATTGAGATTTTCGGAGACATGAAGGTGGCTGCAGTGGTGATGATCATTGCAGCCATTGTATTTCTCTGGAAAATCTACAAGGTTGTAGAGAAACATTTTCGCAAAAAGTATGATGCTGAGGCTCAAAGAGCTGCGCAGATGCATGACATCCTGGAGCAGGTTAAGAAATATCCGGAATGGCGCCGTCAGAGCATTGAGTATCAGAAAAAATACGCAGAAGAAATTCAGAAGCTGCAGAAAACACAAACGGAGATTATAGGGGAATTGCGTGAAAATGAAGAAAAGCGAAAGCGTGTCAAAAGAGGAGAATTACGCGACCGTCTGCTGTGCAGTTTCCGATATTATACAAGTTTAGAAAAGAATCCCCTGCAGGCATGGTCAGAGATGGAATATGATGCATTTTGGGAAATGTTTAAGGATTATGAAAGAGTGGATGGCGATGGACATATGCACACAGTTGTTCAGCCGGCAATGCGTATGCTGGATGTGATCAGGATGGAAGACACAGAAAAAATTGCAGAACTCATGAAGAGTAGACGATGAAGGGAGAAAAAAGTATGGAAATTTTATTACAAAACGTAACTTTAATCATGGCGGTTGTTGGTGTTCTGGCATTTGTGGTGTCAGTCATCACGCAGGTATTTAAGGGTGTGGGAGTGCTGTCAAAGATTCCGACGGACATCCTTGTGTTTGTGCTGTCGATCGTGCTCACAGTGGTAGCATATGTCGCTTATATGGATTATATCCAGCAGACGATTATTTGGTATATGATTATTGCGGCAATGCTGGCTGGGTTTTTGGTGGCATACGTCGCAATGTTTGGCTGGGAAAAGTTTGCAGAATTGTGGAAGCGTTTTGTAAAAGGTAAAAAAGAAATGATACGGTGATTCGGTTATCTCCCGGCGCGGAGTTAAGCGTGATTCTGGGGCGGCTTCAGTCGCCCTATAAAAATAATAAGGAGAGCAGAGCATGAAAAAACTTTTTATTTCACAGCCGATGAAAGGCAAAACAGATGAGGAAATTTTAAAAGAGAGGGAAAAGGCAATCGCCAGCGCAAAGAGAAATTTTGTAGAAGACGAAGAAATAGAGGTTATTGATTCGTTTTTCCAGAGCGCGCCTGCGGATGCGAGACCTTTGTGGTTTTTGGGAAAATCTTTGGAATTGCTTTCGACTGCGGACATTGCGTATTTTGCAAAAGGATGGGAAAACGCAAGAGGCTGCCGCATTGAAAATACCTGTGCCATTGAGTATGGGATTGATGTGATCGAAGATTATACGGAGGACTAAGAGTATGGGAAGCAAAGAGTTTTTAGAAAAAAGTAAACAGGTTGTAGTGGATTATTTCAACAGCCACGCGGACAAAACTGACCAGAAGCAGATTACAGGGGATGACGTATTCGTGGTTTGGTACTGCAAGACGCTTCAGAACCACAAGGCACTGCTGAGCACAAATGTTTCTGACGGTATGTATTATGAGATCACCCATAACGGTGACAAGCAGGAAACCTATGTGGACGCTTACAAAAAATGGGAGAATTTTGTGGTGAGGTAATGCTTATGTGGAAAGGAATTGACGTATCAGATAACCAGGGCACGATCAACTGGGCACAGATCCCCGAGGACGTAGATTTTGCGGTCTTGCGTAGTGTGCGCCGATCAGGCACGGCAGACCATCAGTTTGCTACAAATCTGGAGGGATGTCGGAAGCACAATATACCTGTGTCTGTATATAAGTATACCTACGCAGCTACACAGGACGCAGCGCGACAGGAAGCACAGCAGGTCGTGGAACTGTTGAGGTCACATCATCTGACCGGTACAATGGTCTGGTGGGATGTAGAGGACAAGGACGTGCTGCGGCCGCTGGGTGCTGCAAAGCTGACGGAGTGTATCCGTGCGGCGCAGGAGGTTATCACGGCAGCAGGGTACGGTTTTGGGCTGTATGTTGGGCTGTATGTGTATAAGGAGCGCTGGTTTGACTTTAATGCGTTTGCCGGGACACGGTTGTGGATAGCACGTTATTATCGCGGCTATCGTACAATGCGGTTTGATGATGAGCCGGATCAGAAATACAAGCCTGATGTTGACGGTGATATATCTGGGTGGCAGTACACGAGCTGCGGCGAGATCCCGGGCGTCAAAGGCGATGTAGACCTTGACATAGCCTATGAGGATCCAACAGCATGGTCGCAGCCTGCGGTGGATCCGGGCGTGATCTATACAGTATCGGTGGCAGATGTCTTGACACGCGGGCAGGCGGAGATTGCGCGGCAGCAATTCGCCGCACGCGGCATTGTCGGTGTGGTGCATAAGGTTAAAATACTGGGGTAAAAGATAATCGGATGTGTCGGTCTTTTGATTAAAAAACTAAGATTTGAATTAGATAGTATGACACGAAATATGACACAAAACAAAAAGAACCCTGATTTCTCAAGGTTCTTTTAATCGGAGTGACAAGACTTGAACTTGCGGCCTCTTCGTCCCTAACGAAGCGCTCTACCACCTGAGCCACACCCCGATGTGCCGTATTTCTCAACCGGACAAATGATATGATACAGCATAATCGGACAGAAGTCAACACTTAATTTGAAAAAACTTCACAAATTAGGTTTTTCTGTTACAGTTTACTTGTACCGTTTGTGCTGTTCATAAAAAATTAAGGGTTTCTTTCTTGCAAGAAATGGAAATATAGACTATATTAAACGGACAAAAGGCAGGCACAAAAAGGACAGGCGGTAAGCTCGGAGCAAAGGCTCCCTAAAGGATACGATAAGCTGTCTGTGATCTGCAGAATGGAGTGAACATGAAATATTTCTGGTTGACCATAAAGAAGATGTTTCGTTTTTTATTAAAGCCCTTATCCTTTGTACCGGCGCTGTGCGTGATGTATATGATCTTCTCCTTTTCCGCCCAGACGGCGGACGAATCCGGACAGTTGAGTATGCTGGTCAGTGAAAAGGTGGTGCTCCTGCTGGGAAAACTGACCTCCGGCAATCTGGATACCGCGCAGGTGGGCGGGTATGTAGATGAGATTCATTTTCTCGTAAGGAAGATGGCACATTTTGGCGAATATTTTTTGTTGGGACTGACACTTTCCCTGCCCTTGTATGTTTATCGGCTGCGAGGCTTTTGGCTTGTGCTCGCTGCCGGACTGTTCTGTGCCGGGTTTGCCGGTCTGGATGAGTATCATCAGATGTTTGTGGCAGGACGCTCGCCGGCGCTTCGGGACGTGGCGATCGATACGGCAGGAAGCATCACCGGAATTTATATGACAAGGATCATCGGATTTATTGGGAGAAAAACGATATTTGCACCCCTTTCGATGGAAAAGCGCAGAGAACGGAGAAAACGGCGCGCAGGGGCGTAGGGATGCGATGTTTTGCCTGTAGGAAAGCGAATGTGCTTATACAAATGATTTTCGTGTATTTCACAAGCGTTATCCTTCTTATTCTGTTTTCGGAGCAAAAAATAACGCCCACATTTTCTGTGAGCGTTACAGCCGCAAAATTGATTTCAGATACAAAAAGCGGCATAGAGAGGAATGATTTTTTTATTGTCCTCAAAGCCGAAGTTTTTGGCGGAGAGCTTGATTGCATAAGCGGGCTTGTAGGTGTCCATATAGACCTTTAA